AAATGGAAGCAGGCGCTGAACAACGCCGAGACCGAACTGGCGAAGATGGAGAATCAGCTGAAGTCCATGCAGCCGGCGGCGAAGTCCTTCGCTGACACTCTGGAAGCCTCCGGACAGAAGCTGACGCAGATTGGTGGAACCGTGACCAAGGTCGGCACGGGTCTGACCAAAGGCGTGACCGCTCCGCTCGCTGCCATCGGTGCAGCATCCATCAAAGCGTTTAATGACGTCGACGCTGGTCTGGACACGATCATCAAGAAGACAGGCGTCACCGGCAAACAGCTGACTGAGTTCCAGGGCATAATGAACAACCTGGCGACAACGATCCCGACGACGTTTGAGAACGCAGGCTCCGCCATCGGCGAAGTGAACACGAGGTTCGGAGTGACCGGGCAGGAGCTCGAGGATCTCTCCGGCCAGTTTATTAAGTTTGCAGAGCTGAACAACACGGACGTCTCGACTTCAATCGACAACGTCCAGAAGGTCATGGATTCCTTCGGACTCACGGTGGAAGAAGCCGGACCGCTTCTGGACACACTGAACAAGGTCGGGCAGGACACGGGCATCTCAGTGGACAAGTTGGCGGAGTCAATGGTCACCAACGGCGCGGCGCTCAGATCCATGAACATGAACGCAGCCGACGCAGCCAAACTGCTCGGACGCTTGGAGAAGTCCGGCGTTGATACAAGCACGGTCATGACAGGTCTGGCCAAAGTCCAGCAGACGGCCTACAAGGACGGCATTCCGATGCAGGAAGCCTTCGCTCAGGCGCTGAGCTCATCCGGAGACGCCGTCGAGATATTCGGTGCCAAGGCAGGCCCGAAGCTGTATGAAGCGTTCAGCTCCGGCATTCTCGGCATCGACATGTTCTCCGGAGGAATGAGCACGCTGAACGATAACCTGGGAAGCGTGTCCGAGACGTTTACCGCGACGCTGGACCCGATCGACCAGTGGCAGCTCACGCTCAACCAGCTGAAGATCACCGGGGCAGAAATTGGAAACAATCTGATGACTGTACTGCAGCCGGTGCTTGTCCAGATCGGCGACGTCGTAAAACAGCTTGGAACATGGTTCTCCGGTCTGACAGAACAGCAGCAGCAGAACATCGTGAAGATGGGCCTGTTTGTTGCGGCAGCCGGTCCGCTGGTGACAGCTATCGGCGGAGTGATAACCACGGTCGGAAACGTGGTCACCATCGGCTCCAAGGTAATCAAGACCTTCAACACGATATCCACAGCCGTGCAGTCTGCCGGCGGAATCATGGCCGCATTGAGCAGTCCGGTCGGAATCGCAGTCGCAGCCATCGGAGCCGCGATTGCAATCGGCGTCGTTTTGTACAAGAACTGGGACACGATAAAGGCGACCGCTCAGGCTCTCGGCGAGAAGATCCGGTCGATCTTCAACTCGATAAAAGAAACGGTCTCCAACGTAATCAACACGGTAAAGACGACCATCAGCAACGGATTCAACGCCGCACTGACCACGGTGTCGAACATCTTCAACAGCATAAAGAGCACCATCAGCAACGTTATGGAGTCGGCGAAAAACATCGTCTCCGGAGCCATCAGCGCCATAAAGGGTTTCTTCAACTTCAGCTGGAACCTGCCACATCTCGCGCTTCCGCACATCAGCATCTCTGGAGGCTTCTCAATATGGCCACCATCGGCGCCGAGCTTTTCTGTCGACTGGTACAAAAAAGCCTATAACAACGCGATGATGTTCACCAGTCCAACGGTAATCCCCACAGCATCAGGTCTCAAAGGCTTCGGAGACGGAGCCGGCGGTGAGATCGTCATCGGCCAGAACACGCTTATGAACATGATCTCCGGAGCGATGAACCGCGGAGGCGCTGCAGGTGCCACCATCAACATCGTGGTCAACCCTGCGCCAGGCATGGATGAGGAACAGCTGGCGGACCTCGTGGCTGACAGAATCAACGAGAAACTGCAGATAGATCAGGAGGTCTTCGCATGAGACAGCGTCCAATCTATGAATATCTGATATACAACGGGAAGTCTTCGCTGGAGTTCCAGACACGGATCTCCGGCGGAGGCACTTATAAAAGTCCGCAGAGAGACATCAGCACCATCGAGGTTCCAGGCAGGAACGGCGCGCTGACGTTTGACAACGGCCGTTACAGCAACGTGCAGGAGACCTATGAATCGTTTATCGCGGAGAACTTCGAAGCGAATCTGACAGCGCTCCGGAACTTCCTGCAGCAGGACAGTGCATATCATCGGCTGGAGGATACCTATCACCCGAACGAGTACAGAATGGCCCGCTTCGTCGGACCGATTGATCCGGATGTTCGATTTAACGAAGCCGGCACATTTACTCTTACATTCGACCGGATGCCACAGCGATGGCTGACCATCGGGGAATCCCCCACCGAGGTCACCTCAGCTGGAAGGGTGGCTCTTTATAATCCCACATCACAAACAGCGCTGCCAAAGATCGTCGTCAAGCAAGGCACGGGAACCATCACGGTGAACAACGTGACCATGATCCTGACGGCAAACAACGGAGCGACAGTGATCGACACAGAGATGCAGGACGCGTATGAAGGTGCCACCAATCGGAACAGCCAGCTGACGCTCGTCTCTGGAGTGTTTCCTGCTCTCGCTCCAGGAGTGAACTACATCACTGTGACATCCGGCTTAGTCATCGACGTATACCCTAGGTGGTGGATGCTATGATCCCGAAGCTCTTGGATTCAGAAAAGACCCTGGCGGAGCTTGCCAGTGACAGGACCGAAGGCCTCGGCAGACTGCCGGAAGCAACGGTCTGCAAAGTGACGGAAGAACGCAACGGCGCGTATTATCTCGAGATGACGCTGCCGATCGAGGCGAAGCATTACAAAGACATCACGCTCGGCGGAATCGTCACGGCGAAACCAAACACGACCGACGATCCGCAGATGTTCCGCATCTGCAAAGTGACCAGACCGCTGAACGGTCTCGTTCAGATCCGCGCGAACCATATCTCTTACGACCTGAACAAGACATCCGTGCGGCCGTTTGAGGCAACCGGCGCAGCGAATGCGCTCCGGCTGCTGAAGTCAAACATGACCGGAGGCGCTGCCTTTACGTTCTCGACCACAATCGACAACACAAGCAGCACGTTCCGAAACACGGTGCCGCAGAGCGCCAGAGCGCTCATGGGAGGACAGCAGGGATCTCTGCTGGATGTCTTCGGCGGTGAGTACAGATACAACGGGCTGACTGTGCAGCTTCTGCACAACCGCGGAGAAGACCGCGGCGTGCGCATCGCATACGGCAAGAATCTGACGGACATCAAGCAGGAAGAAAACATCGAATCGATGTACACGGCGGTCGTTCCGTACGTGACATCTAACGAGCAGATCGTCATCGGCGACCTGCTGACGCTGATCGAGACGGCAGAACCGCGGATCTATAATCTGGATCTGTCGTCACGGTTCCAGGGCACTGAACTGCCGAGCAAGACCGAAGTCAATAAAGCGGCCGCCGCTTATGTTAAGGCGAACAATCTGAGAGAACCGAACATCTCCATCAGCGTGTCGTTTGTAAATCTCGCAGACACGGAAGAGTACAAAAACATCGCGCCGCTGGAACGCGTTTCTTTGTGCGATACCGTTTCTGTTTTCTTCGAAAAGCTGAACATCTCCGCCACCGCAAAAGTGAACAAAACGGTGTATGACGTTCTGGCTGAACGATACCAGAGCATCGAGCTGGGGAACGCCAGGGCATCACTGTCGAGCACGATCAACAACTCGTTTGCTGCAGTAAAGGAAGAAGTGAGTCAGCAGAAAAACTTCTTTGAGAAAGCAATCGAGGAAGCGACGCAGCTCATCAGCGGAGGTCTCGGCGGTTACGTAGTCATGAAGACCAACGCCGCAGGACAGCCGGAAGAAATCCTGATCATGGATACTGACAACACCGAGACGGCGACGAACGTGATCCGGATGAACAAGGCAGGCATCGGCTTCTCGCAAACTGGATACAACGGGCCCTTCATCTCGGCCTGGACGATCGACGGTAAGTTCAACGCGGACTTCATAAGGTCCGGAACCATCGAGGCGATCAACATCGTCGGCTCGCTCATTCGAGGCTCCACCATGGTGTTCGGAAAAGAAACGGACAAGCAGGTGACAGTCTCTGGGATCGTTGACGGGATCCTTTTCTCCGGGGACGGCAACATAAGTTTCGGAACATCTGGCGTGTTTGACGTTTATAACAGCATGGATGTCAATGGGACGCCAGTTCGTGCAAATCAGCTAAGGATCGAGAATGTTATCGAAGAAACAACCGGAAGGCCACGGAATCAGAGCTCGTTCGTCAATTTCGAACCGTACACAGGCAAGCCAGCCAATGGCTTCAAAATATCGGCGGACGAGTACCACAACATTTATGACGCTGTTATTTATAACGAGCGCGACGAGGTCATGCAGAATCAGGTCGGTGTAATGAACACGCCGACCAGCACACGCGTCAACATAGCGAACCACTGGCCCGGAGCCGCTGAAATAGCGAGCCGCCTTGAGATGGACACGACCACGAGCAAAACGACAACCCAAATTTACAACACCTGGAACGGCGTGAACCGGATCTCCAGTCTTCTCAAGATTGAAACGGACGCCAACTCCAGCTCCATCGGCATGTATACATACAACCAGCAAGGCGGAGCCATCGGCTCAATCTCTGCCGGTGCGAACTATTACATGTTTGGCGTTTACGGCGCGACATATCTGGCCATCGACACGTCCGGAAACCTCATCATCAGCGCCGGCGGTGAATCACACTATGCAAGATGGCAGCAGATAACCGACAAAGACGGATACACATACAAAGTCCTTGTCGCAGCATAAAGGGGAGGTCTTTCGATGATAATCAACTTGTATCCACAGCAGAACGTCAGCGTCCTGCACTGCTCGCAGGGAGACACAGTGCTCCGTAAGTGGCGGCTGCCGATTTACTTCGGCGATGCACGCTGGGTAATCGACGCCGATCAGGTGAAACTGATCTGCGAGAACGGTGCCGAGGTGATCTGCGAGGTTGAGAATAACCGCGTGGTCATTGACTGCACGGAAGAGCTCGCCGCCAGAGCCGGAAGGTTCCGCTGCACTCTTGAATTTACAAAAGGAGCCGAGGTCCTGCACAGCGGGAGCTTCGCGCTGGAAGTGGAGGACATTGCATAATGCCAATGATAACTCAGACATACGTTCTGGACCTTGTGCCGAACGGAGCGCCGCTGGTTGTTTACGTTTCACAGTACGACAAGGGCAGCCGGACGCTGGCGTTTACGCTGCACGAGAACGGTCGCCTTTTTACACTGCCGACCGGCGCGTCTGTATCGCTTCGCGGGACGAAACCGGATAAAACAGGATTTACTTATTCGTACGTGAGCTCATCCGGCAACACGGTCAGCTTCACGCTGCGCGACCAGATGACAACGGTCGCCGGACCGACCATCTGCGAGATCATCATCACAGATTCCAGCGGAAACAAGCTCGGAACGGCCAACTTCGTGCTGTATGTCGAAGCCGCCGCGCTTAACTCCGATGACGTGATCAGTGAGACGGACATTCCAATCTTCGAGGAGCTGGTGACGCAGGCAAACACGGCAGCGGCAGAGGCTCAGGCTTCGGCAGCAAATGCACGCGCTGCAGCTGAAGGCGTGGCAGACGTCACCGACCAGGTGGCAACCAATACGACCAACATCAGCACGCTGACCACCAATCTTGGAAACGCCACGACGAACATCACAAACCTGCAGGGACTGGTGAACGGCTGGAAGATCTACGCACCGGATGCATTCAGCACCGAAACGGATCTCGCCACGGTCGTCGAATCTATGCAAAACAGGTCGATGTGGTTCCATAACGTAAACGCCACCACAGAGTTCGGAGGCGTTCCGTCTGTCGGCCTTCTCGGAGTGATTCGAGTCAACGTGGCGCGCAACATGCTGTTTCTAAAATACGTAACCGCAGGCAATCCGAACGGCAAGCTGTATGTGACCAGTTACGGGCAGAACTCGCAGGCCATCGCAGACTGGAAAGAGGTCCTGTTTGCGGATAACATCATCGGCAACAATCTGACCGGCTTCATGGCCGCCATAAACAGCAACGGCAACCCATACCTCAGATGGATCGGTCCGAACAGTCACTATTACCAGGTGCTCTGGTACACAGAAAACGGAACGTTCAGCTATCAGGAATACGAGAACGGGACATGGCAGACAATCATGTACCCGATGGAGCAGCCGAGCCTCAAGGGCACACGGTGCCTGCTGATTGGAAACAGCTTCGCATTGGGCACCAAGGGAAATCTGACTAAATGGACAGATATCTCCGGAAGCCCGAACGCCGGACGCGGCTGGCCGTATTACTTCTATCAGCGGACCGGATGCAATCCGAAAGTCATTGAACAGTCAGGCGGCGATTTCGTATCAACCGGCAACGGCAACGCCGACTACACCGGCATGACGTTCCTGCAGGCACTGACGGCATACACAAACACGATTACCGAGGCACAGCGAAACGCCTTCAAATACATCATCGTCGGCGGTGGCTTCAACGACTTTAACCTGGACGCAGTCACCGAGGCGAACATCGTCACGGCCATCAATAACTTCGTGAGCTACTGCAAGACGAACTATCCAAACGCAAGAATCTGGATCATTCCGCTGATGCAGGAGGCTGGCTATTTAAAGACTTCCTTCTACGCAAAGGTCCGGGCATGGGTGAACACGCCGGCACTGAACGGAGTCTGCGGCAGTCCGGTCTCCGCAGATTGGTTCCTGAACACGTCCGGTTTTTCGGACAGCGACAAGATTCATTTAAACGATGCCGGATACCAGAGAGCCGGTGCCTACATCGCCGCGCTTGTCCAGGGATGGGACGGTCGGTTCTTCCTGAACGAGACACCGGTGCACGTTCTTTACAGCGCCAGCGGAGTGACCATAACCAGAATCGGAACAGAGGTCACCTGCGTGTTCCAAGCGTGCACATCACTGCCGGCAGCTTCAGCAATCACAGCCGCAGCCGGCGGTATTCCGTGGGAGCCAAAGGTTCCTAATGCTCAGTATTTCCAGCTATGGGACTATTCAAACGGGCAGGACGTCTGGGTCCAGGTCAACGCCAACGGATTCGGAAACCTTCGCACACCAGCTAAGGAAGCGGTCACCGGTTACAGCCTGTATGGAACGATAAAATGGAACTCTAACTACTAAGGAGGCAGACAGATGGCAATCAATATCACACGCGGCACCACGCCGACCATAACGATCCATGTTCCCGAGGATGTGGATCTCGCGACAGCCTCCGAGATCTGGGTCACGCTGAAACAGCAGCCGAAGATCATCACCAAAAAATTGACAAACGGAGCCGTGCTCATCACCGGCTCAGACATCTCGATCAATCTCACGCAGGCCGAGACGCTGCAGTTCCAGGCAGGCGCTGGCGGACTGATCCAGGTCCGCATTCTGCTGAGCGGAGGACTCGCGCTGGCGAGCCAGATCGAGCGCGTCAACATTTACGACGTGATCCAGGCTGGTGAGATCTCATGACGGAGAAGGAGTTCCGTGCAGAGTTCAGCACCGGGCAGACCTTCTCCGGAGCGTTTACAGCCGCAGAAACAACCGACGCAGAGATCCCGATCAATGCAGACGTTGACGCCGAAATAACAGAAGAGCGCGAGATCTCTGCCGACTTCTCGAGCAAAAGCCAGGACATCGCTTCCGCCTACAATGACGGAGGCGAGATCCCGGTGGACATCGAGGAGTCGCAGCAGATGACCGCCAGCTTCGGGCAGGTGTTCCGATCCGGAGGCGGTGCGACATCTTACAACCAGTTAACTGATAAACCGGAGATCAACGGAGTCCAGGTCGTCGGAAACAAGACCGGCGCTGACTTTGGACTGCAGGATCTCATGGAGCCGATCACAGCGGCAGAGATAGACGAGATCGTCACGGGAGGATGAGCGAATGGCTAAATATCTAAACGAGACCGGTCTCGCTTATTTTTTTGAGAAGCTGAAGGGAATCTTCGTCCGGCAGGAAGCTGGCAAGACGCTGACAGCGAACGACTTCACCAACGCAGACAAGACGAAGCTGGACGGCATCCAGAGCGGCGCTGAAGCGAATCAGGACGCGTTCAGCACGGTCATGGTCGGACAGACCGAGATCGCAGCAGGGACAACCACAGACGCGCTCAGCATCGCAGGAGGCGCGAACGTGCAGGTCACGGCAGACCCGACCACCAAGACGGTGACGATCGGCGCTCCGGGGATCAATTATGATCCGTTTACAGGAGCAACAGTGGTCGACAACGGAACAGAAGGATTAGTTCCGGCACCGCAGGCAAGACAGGCTGGCTATGTGCTTTTGGGCAATGGTAAATTCAACAAGATTCAGCTGGAGCGCGGTGACGAGATCACCCTGGGAAGTGACGAGTCGAAGCCGGTCCTCATGGTCAGCTCGACAGACGGAACGCAGGTCGCATCCATGTACATTGGCGAACTGTTCCAGCAGGGACATTATGGAACGAGTACCACGGAAGGCTCCGAAAGCGCAAAGGCGGTCCGGTGCGATTCCTTCACGCTGATAACCGGTGGCTTTATATTCGTGAAGTTTGCCGACGAGAACACGGCAGCTCTCGCGGATCTCACTCTGAACATCAACGGAACCGGTGCATATCAGATCACACGAAACGGCAGCACGCTGACCGAACAGCTGAAGACCGGAATCTATTACCTGTTTTTGTTCAACGGGTCAACCTATGACCTTGTGGCAACCAGCACCGAACAGAGCGGCGGCGGAGGCGGTGAAACCTACGAAACGATGACGCAGGCTGAGGCAACGATTGGCACGTCAACAACGCCGAGAGTTATTACAGCGAAGGTCCTGCACGATACGATCCCGCAGAGCACCAGCGACCTGGTCAATGACTCCGGATTCATAACAAGCGCGGCAGTGCCTACGAAGACGAGCGACCTCACGAACGACAGCGGCTTTATTACTTCGGCAGCAGTCCCGACCGCAGTCAGCGAACTGACGAACGATTCCGGATACATTACAAGCGCAGCCATTGAAACGTTCCGCAAGGACAACCCTTATCTGCAGTGGGGAGTCGGCGGCAACAGCTCCGGCGCATCGACACCGAGGGCAGAGATGCGGCGCATGGGCTCCGGTTCGAATTACCAGCTCGGACTTGTTTATGTAAACGCCAGCGGCACCAACACGCTGTATCCGCTCATACTGGCGGACGGTTCCCGGAACTTTGCACTGCTGGCAGACTTCACGCCGACCGTGCTGTACAATTCCGGAGGCGTTCTGATCCGGAAAGCCGGCAAGCTGATCGAGTGCGTGTTCAATAACGTTTCAAGCCTGCCGACGAAGGCGACGATCGACAGCGCAGCCGGAGACGAGTCCTGGCTTCCGTCCGGAACCACAACGCGATACTTCTCGCTCTGGGAATACAAATCGAAAGCAATCGGCTTCCTGACTGTCAACTCTTCAGGCTTCACAGCCTTCCGCAGCATCTCAGCATCAGCGATTACTTCGTTCAATCTGTACGGAACCATGACGTGGTTCACTTCATAAAGGAGGCCGACATGACACCAGCAGAGTTTTATAACAGAACAATCGGCAACCTTTACGAGATGGACGGAGTTCCGGCCGGTGATCCGTATCAGTGCGCGGATTATTTCAAAAAAGCATGCGTCGACCTGCTCGGCTATAGCTGGCCGGCAGGCGGTGACGGTTACGTAGACAACTGGTGGTATAACCGCGGAGAACACGCGGATGTGCTGGACTTTATCTCTCCGGGACAGTTTCAGAACGGAGACTTCGTCATCTGGCCGAACGCCAGCAGAGGCGAGACGCCGTTTCCGCTCTCGCACATCGGAATGTATTGGGACGGAGATCTCGTCGGCATGAACCAGAACGGCCACAAAGAGGTGACCCGGATCAGCTGCTCTCCGGAGCAGTGGCACATGGCGCTCGGAGGCTTCCGGTTCAAAAACTGGAGCGACATCAACCAGGGCAAGATGCGAGGCTGTGACGTCAGCCAGCACAATGACATCAGCATCGACATCAGCGATTTTGATTTCGTTATCATCCGCGCAGCGTGGGGAACGAACCTTGATACGAAGGCAGACGCATGGCGCAAAAAATGCGAGGCGCTGAGCATTCCATATGGCGTCTATCTTTACTCTTACGCTCTGGACACGATCGGCGCGCAGGAGGAGGCGGACTTCATTCTGCAGGCCATGAAGGGATGGAACGTTCAGCTCGGCGTGTGGATCGACATGGAGGATGCAGACGGATACAAAGCACGGCACGGCGTGCTGAATGCACAGCTGTGCTCTGATGTCTGCCGGATCTTTTGCCAGGCTGTGCAGGCCGCCGGATACTATACCGGCATCTATGCGAGCCAGTCATGGTTTGGGTCCTACATCACCGGCTGTGACATGTATGACCATTGGGTCGCCTCGTGGGGCACAAACGACGGAACGATTCAGAGAGACACCGAGCACATGGGCACGCTTCTGCAGTACACATCAGCCGGAGGTCTCGACAAGGACATCAGTTATGTGGACTTGAGCCATTACCGCTCAGATCCGGCAGCCGTTCCGCAGGAACCGGAAGAAGCTGAACCGGCTCCGGCCGATGAGATCTCCGAAGATCCGGACGGCGACGAAGTCGTCATCGTTCCGGATGACCCAAAAGAACAGGAGGACAAACCGATGGACAACGAAAAGCCGGTCACCGTCAGAGAACAGCTGGCAAAGCTGATCGACGTGAAGAGCATAATCACCATCATGACCATCGGCTGCCTGTGTTTCCTGGCGGTCAAAGGAAACGAGATAGACGAACGATTCCTGCAGATCGTGACGGCGATCGTCACGTTCTACTTCGGATACCAAAACGGCAAGAAGAACGGAGGATAGACCAATGGATCCAATTCTTATCAACGGCGACCACATAGTCGCGATTCTTATCGCACTGTTCGGCAGCACAGGATTCTGGACGTGGCTGTCCTCCAGGCTTAACAAGACCAACAACACGCAGACGGCGGAAACGCTGAAGGCAGTGAAGGATCTCAAGGCAGAGTTCGAGATGGAACGTGCCATCACCGCGCGCCGCTGTATCCTGAACTTCAACAGCGAACTGCTGGAAGGACGTCTTCACACGAAAGAGTCCTTCGACCAGATTCTGAGTGACATCGATTCATACGAGCGCTACTGCCGGAATCATCCGGAGTTCCAAAACAACAAAACCGTGCTGAGCACGGAGCACATCAAGAAAATTTATATGCAGTGCGAGGAAAAGAGCGCATTCCTTTCCTAGAACAGGAGGTGATCCTCATAACTGCAGCACTGGACTGGCGAATCAACGTCAGTCCATTTCCTCCGGAGACCGGGCCGTTTTGGCTCGGTCTTTTTTTTGTGCAACTTCTTCAAAAATAGTGCGTCAAACTATTGCATATAATAGCGCAATCGACTATAATAATAGTGTAAAGAGAGGGAGTTAAAAAGATGAAAAGAACAGGAAAAAGCATCAGCGTCAAAGAATGGTTCGCCAATAAGATGGCTCAGGAAATCGGAAGAAACATCAGCCGCTGCGATGTCTTCGGAATCATCAAGGAAAGCGAAAAGGCTGTATATGCACTGGTTGATCTCGGAAGCTCCAGCAAGACCACATGGATTCCGAAGAGCTGCCTGATCGAGACGGAAGTTGGACACGATGCTCAGGACATCATGCACTGGGACACATACAGATTCGAAACCTACGACGAAGCAAGAGCCGAATACAACAGATTCAAGGCACAGTTTAACTAAGAAAGCGAAAGCACAGGAGGAGAAAATCATGAAAAAGACAATCATCGTTACCCGCGAAGCAGAGCACATCGACGTCATCAGCGAATCACCGTTCGAAGCCTACTGGCTCATGTTCGGCCACATCATTGGAACGGAAGACGAAGTCGAGATCCGGTTCCCGCACGTAAGCAACTTCGAAGACGAGGTCTTCCAGGATGAAAACGCCGATCCGAACGACTACTCGAATCTGTTCGATTGGGATCGCTTCGAAGTCCTCGAAGACGGCGAGCTGATTGGAGACGAGAACAGCTTCGATTACATCCAGCGTGAAGAAACGCTCCGCCAGATGAAAGGCAAGACCTACAGGGTCGCCAACGAATACATCGACGAGTGGGGAGCCGACGCTCCGGAAGGAACGACGGTCACCGCTGCCGAAGTCATCCGGCTCGCAGCCGAGTGGGGAAAGGACATCGAAGAGCTTCTCCCGCAGCTGGAGGAAGTCAGCGAGTCAAAAGCCCGCCTGCAGGCAGTGCAGGAAAAACTGAAGCTCAACCAGAAACAGCTCGGGATCTATATCGGAGTAAGCACCAGAACGGTGAACGCCTGGATGGGCAAAAAGGAATCAAGAGAGTGCGCCGATTACATCGTCGAGATGGCTGAGAGACTCGCAGATGTTGACGCCAGGGCACTGGAGAACGGAGAACCGACCACGACCATGATGAGGTGGGCAGTAATCGACGAGACCCACACAGACACGTTCATCACCGTCTGCGGAGACAAGGCAGACGCGCTCCGGGAAGGGCAGACAGATTGGGATCATCTGACAGCCTGGGAGAAAGAAAACGACGTGGTGCACTTCAGCGTCGGTCTGATCCGCGTCCAGCTGACTGAAGACCACGGCAAGAGAACCTTCGAACAGGCACTGCTCGAGGACGGGATCTCCGCCGATGGCGACATCTATGATGTTGCGAAAGAATGGAAGTAAATCAAAAAACGGAGTCAAAAAGGAGTCACAAGCTCCAAGAACATAAGAAAAACCGCATTGTTATGCGGTTTTTTGTTTCATGGTGCCGACAATCGGAAACGATTTAAACGCTTTTCTGTGTTTTTCTAAGCCTTCATAAGCGCCATTTTATGCGCTTTTTGTCGCTTAGCGTTTCCGTGCTTTTTTCGGATGAGGAGTCAGAGAGGAGTCACCGAGGGAGTTAAGAACAGCCAGAGAGTCGGATTGATTATTATCGAAAATGTGCGAATAGCGGTCCATCGTAACCTTAGGAGAAGAATGGCCGATCCGGCGGGAAATCTCCGGAACGCTGACGCCGTTATACCACAGCAGAGAAACGTGGCTGTGACGCAGATCGTGCAGCCGAAGACGCGGATCAAGACCGGCAGCCTTCAGGTCAGCCTTGAAATGATCCTGCAGAGTCGTGAGACTGCACGGCTTGTAATCGCCAAAAAGCCAGGGACCAGGACGCCGGCACAGCTCCGCCACCATCTCCGCCGTGGAATCATCCAGAGGCACGGTCCGGATTGACTGCCGGTTCTTCGGGTCCTTGACTGAGTCCTCGTATCTTCGCATGGACTTTGTGATCCGGACGGTCTTCCGGATCGGGTCGAAGTCGGTCTTCAGCAGAGCCCTGGCTTCACCTTTCCGGCATCCGGTAAAATATAGAAAAATCATTAATTTTCTACATAAATCATTTTTTTCGTTGGATATCAGTTCCCGGAACTGTGGGAAGGTTATGATCCGCATCTCTTCGGCATCATCATCCTGGCCTTTTGGGTATCCACGAAGGATGCGCGACACATCCGGGATGTCGTAGGTCACGTCTGCATACCTGAAGACGCTTTTCAAGTATCGGATCGTGGAGTTAACCGTCGATGTGGACAGGTCCGTCTCTCGCAGATCCGCGCGCCAGCTCTGCAGCTGTGCCTTCGTGATCTTCCGGATCGGCATGGACCACAACTTCGGAGCATAACGCTGCAGGCGGTTCCGGCGCTGCTGTGCTGTATTCTCGTTTGCATTTGAATGTCGCTCCATTTCTTCAAACATCTGTGAGAAAAGGACATCAGACGAGCCGACAGCCTCGTGCTTGTGCTCCAGTTCCCAAGACAGCGCCGCGTCTTTTGACGGCAGGCCTCTCTTCGTGGTCCGCTTCAGTGTTCCGTCCGGCATCCGGACGCGATAAGACGCGATCCATTTTTTCGTTTTAGGATCTCTTTTCACTGACATAATCAATCCTCCATCTTCAGCAGGAGCTTGATCGCCTGCCGGACCTGCGGCTCTGCATCGCGGTAAGCGGTGACCAGGTTCATTTCCTCCAGGCTGAGCTCTTCAGACCGGAAGAAAGACCAGTCATCCCGGGAGTTCAGGAACGCACGCTCGCCAGCACTGGCGGACAATGATCCGGAGGATTCCGGAGTCATCGGGACATCGAAGCCGGCGAGCCACGCTTCAGACACGCCGAGAGCGTCCGCGATCTTCGTGAGGTTCTCACCACGGGGAGCGTATATCCCGCGCATGTAATTGGAGATCGTGCCATGGTTCACACCAGTGGCTTCAGCGAGTCTGATCTGTTTGATTTTTCTAAGTTTCATGGCAGCTTTGAGTCTATCGCTTTGAATAGTCATTATACGTTCCTCCATTTCTTCAATCTCATTATAGTGTGAAAACAGTACAATAAAATGCACAACAAAGCAAAAAAAAGGCGAAAAGCGCACAAAAACATGTTGATTGTGTGCACATAACACACTATAATGTAAATGTGTGAAAACCACACAGGAGGGAGAACAAAATGAGGAACGACACAGAGCGGAAGGCGTTTGTCGATACCGACGAAAACTGGCAGACGCTCAAAGAGATCCCGGACGTGCTGCAGCTGCAGTCTCTGATCTACAAAGGGCACGAGTGGATCAGAATCCGGATCTATCAGGTGCGGGTTCAATTTGACCACGAAACGTGCAATGTGTATCAGGCGCCTGATTGGAACACGATCTTGAGATCAACGTGGGATAAAGAGCTCGGAGGCTTCTCCGACTCTATGAGCAACTCGCAGATCCTGCGTGAGATCAAAGAAATCGACAAGGAGGTAAAGGATGAACAGTAACAAGCTGAAAGGCCGGATCGTCGAAGTGTTCGGCACGCAGGGAGCGTTCGCCGAAGCACTCGGAGTACCGCAGCGCGCGGTCTCGCAGAAGCTGAAGAACAAGCGCGAGCTGACCAGAACAGATATCGAACGCTGGTGCGATCTGCTCAAGATTGAGCGTGAAGACATCGCCGATTATTTTTTTACAGAATAATGTGTGAAAACCACACAAAAAAAGATCCCCGCATGTGCGGAGACCTAACAAAGAGTCAAACCACAGGAGGGAGTCTGCGGCGACTCCACCCTACGCGGAAATGGAGGAAATTACAAGAGATGGACACAAAAATCACCATCAAAGAGGCGGCAGAGCTGACCGGGTATGACCCGAGCACTCTGCAGAGAGCCTGCAAGAGCGGACAGCTCCGGGCAGAGAAGCACGGCAAGATCTGGCTGATGAACCGGGAAGACGCGGTCTTCTTCGGAAGCCGGCATCCATACCGGGACGGGATCACGCGGTCCAAGCCGGTGACCAGGGAACAGATCCGGATGGCACTGGACGCAGAACCGCTGCAGATCATCGCTCCGGAGGAACAGGGAAACGACTGGAGATCCGCGAAGGTCTTCTCTTACGAGGACCTTCTGGAACAGTACCGGCGAGGCTTCACAGCCGGATGGAGTGCAGCTCATGAGAGTTCATTACACGAATAAGCAGAAGGCCGAGGCGCTCGCGAGATCCAGCCTTCGCATCAAGGACATACAGATCCTGCTGGACTGCGGGGCTGTAAAAGCAACAGAAGTCGCGAAGGACTTCAGGCGATGGTTCGAGGAGGAGCTGGGCCGGCCGCTGTATCCGGGACAGATTCCGACGGAACACTTCATCGTCTACGCCTCAATACCAGAGGCTCGCATTCTGAAATATGCACGGGAGGGATATTAAACCATGAAAAAGAGAAAGCTGAGAAAAGAGATCCGGATGGCGCTGGCGTTCATCAGGGACGCGGTCATCGTTTGCATCGGCGCGGTCGGAATAGTCGCGCTGCTGATCGGAGCGGCAGTTCAGGAACAGGACAAGCTCGCAGAGATGGCGATGCAGGAGGTGCAGAGATGACGGCGCTCATCACGATCGTGATCATCCTGCTGATGTTGATCGCGCTGGCGCTGGTCACGCTTTGCATCATCTCGCAGCTCGACAGAATAAAGGCACTCATCGACCTGCAGAGCCGGCAGATTCGGAAGCTGCAGGAAAAGACCGAGGCGGACAAGGAGCAGCTGGTCGCGGTCCAGAATGACGCGGCCGTCGCAAAAATGACGGCACAGAGCGCGAGCCGGAACGTCAACGAACTGATCCGGAGACTGGAGGCACTCTGGAAATGACCAGAGAAGAACCGGCACACATCTATCTCGTGACCTGGGTTTCAAGACACGACATCGAGGTCGCAATGAAGACGGACGATCTGGACAGAGCGTTCGAGATGGCACGGAGGAACGGCGGAAGCGTCACAGTGCTGCCAAAGGAGGATGACGATGATCAAAGCAAAAAAGGATAAGAAGGGGCCCGGCATTCAGGTCGAGATCTCCGGAGAGCTGGAAGACGTAGTGGATGAATACATGGCGATGATCCGGGCAGTCGAAAACATCGAGGCGCTGCGTGATGCCGTAGGAGACGCGCTCGACAAAGCAGTGAACGGCACCGAGGAACGTGAAAACGAGATCCACCGGGAGCTGTCATGAATCTGTACGAAGATTGCGACACATACAAAGTCCTGCGCTTCGGAAACCGAGAGGACTGGCTGAAGGGAAGGCTCACAGGGATCGGTGGATCGGATGCCAGCGTGTGCCTCGGAATGAACCGATGGAAATCAACCAGGGATCTCTGGGCAAGCAAGACCGGCAGAGCCGAGCTGGAAGACATCAGCGACAGACCGTTCGTTATTTACGGAGTAAAGAAAGAACCACAGCTCCGGGCAGACTTCGCTCTGGACTTCGAAGACATATACGAGGTCCAGTACGAGAACGACGTGACGCTGCAGAACATAGAGAGGCCGTATATGCTTTACAGTCCGGACGGACTTCTGATCGAGAAGGCAACCGGCAGGAAGGGAATCGTGGAGTTCAAGACGCACGCGATCCGGAACGCCAGCGATTGGAACGACTGGCGGGAAGGCATCGGTTACGACGAATATTTCATCCAAGTCCTGCACGGCTTGAACGTGACCGGATTCTCGTTTGTGGAGCTCCGGGTGGAGCTGAAATGGTCGCTCCAATACAAACAGATCCGGACTTATCACATCGACATCGAAGACGAAGGCATTCCGGAACAGATGGACGCGGTCGCCGAAGGAGTCCGGAGCTTCTGGGAGAGTTACATCGAGACGGATACAGAACCGCCGGTCATTGCGGTCCTGTAACCATACACAGGAGGGTAAAGAGAAATGGCAAACGAGCTTGTAATCAAGTTCACGACATCACCGGGAACGGTGGACGAAAACATCGCACAGGTAAGAACACAGGTCCAGCAGTGGCTGGCAGACTTCGGGGATCTGGACAGCTACAGCGACGAACAGATCCCGGAACTGAACGAGAGGCTCGCGGATCTTCGCAAGGGTCGGAAGATCATCGACGACGAAAGAAAGAGAATCAAGAAAACCTATCTGCAGCCGCTCGAAGAGTTCGAATCAAAGGTGAAGACGATCACGACAGAGATCGACAGCTGCATCAGCACCGGAAAGAGCCGGCTGGACGACTACCAGAGCCGGAAGGACGCAGAGAAGCGTCAGGCCATCACAGCATGGTGGAATGCAAACAGGCCGACCGGCATCGAGATCGACATCGACCAGGTGTGGTCTGACAAGTTCCTGAACAAGACAGGAGACGGCACGCACTGGCAGGAGATCCTGCAGGAGAAGGCAGACAAGATCCGGAGTGACCAGAAGATTCTGACGGAGATCCTGCTGGCTGACAACGAGAAGGGCAACTTCATGGTACCAGATTACATGAAGACGCTGGACATCGGAGCATCACTGGCAAATTGGGAAAGACATCAGGCAGAGCGGGCACGATATGCCGAGCAGATGCGAAGAGCCGAAGAGGCACGAGCTGAGGCAGAGCGCCGCGCACAGGAAGCGGCAAAGGCAAGAGCCGAGGAACAGACCGCCAAGGAAGAAACACCGCAGGAAACGCCTGAAACAGCGCCACAGACGGTCAAGCTGTACACACTCACGTTCCGGATGGTGGACGTTCCGGAGGAAAAGGTCCGGCTGCTGAATCATTTCCTGCATGACAACGGGATCAAGATCAAGGTCACAGAGAAGACCATCAGGGAGGAATGAAGATGTTCGAGATTGAAAAGATAAGCTCCGGACAGGAACGGCGTTATGGCGACTTCATCCGGAAGTACAGCGTGAAATCTGATGAGCCGATTGAGCAGGTCGCCGAGAACTGTCTGAAACATTACGGCCGCCAGCTGCCGCCAGAGACGGAATGGAAGCAGAACGTCCGGATCGGAGCAGCGCACGGAGATGATCCGGCGTACTACTTCGCCGGCTATTACAGCCTCACCATCATCGGCGACGATGAATATTTATTCAGAGTAACAGAGCCATTTGCGGACTAAAAAGGAGGGATAAGAGATGGCAGTCAATAACAAGATCACAAAGACACCGGCAACAACACAGGAAAGCGCGATCGTCTTCAGAGCCGGAGACGAAGAAATCAAGCTCACAAAAGCAATGGTCAAGAACTATCTGGTGAACGGAGACGCAGCCAGAGTAACAGACCAGGAGCTGACGATGTTCATGATGATGTGCAAAGCAAACAAATTGAACCCGTGGATCAGAGAAGCCTATTGCATCAAATACGGAGACAATCCCGCGACCATGGTGGTCGGCAAGGAGGCCTTCATCAAGAGAGCGGAGGCTTCTCCGGAATATGACGGCATGAGCTCCGGCATCATCGTATACGACCCGGAGGCAGGCTCGCTGGAGTATCGCCAGGGCATCCTGCGCATCGGCAACGAACAGATCATCGGAGGATGGGCTGAAGTCTTCCGCAAGGATCGGCAGCACTCAACCAGAATCGAGGTCAGCATGGAGGAATACGCAGGCAGAAAGAAAGACGGATCTCTGAACGGACAGTGGAGCGCGAAGCCCGGAACAATGATTCGCAAGGTCGCACAGGTTCAGGCTCTTCGTGAAGCATTCCCGACAGCAGTCGGCGGAATGTATACCGCAGAGGAGCAGGGACACGAGGAAGAGCCGGTGACCATGGCTCCGATCGACGCGGAGGTGACGGAAGTCAAGGAAGCACCGAAGGCACAGCCGAAGCCGGCAAAAGAGCCGGAGCCTGTCGAAGAAAGTGACAGTCTGCTCTGATGAAGATCTACACATCACTGGCCTGCAGTATGCAGGACCTTCTGGAGGCAAAGAACGGCGAGATGCAGATGCTGATCGACAGAGCACTCGCCGATGTCGCCAGGGATACGATGAACAAGTACAAAGACAGCGGAGACGCTCGGAAGATCACCATTGAGATCATCAGCAAGCGCACAGGCGACAGCTTCACTCACGAGGTTAAGATCACTCCGAAGCTCGCGGCCTACAGCAACACCGCCGAGGACGACATTCCGGAAGGACAGGAACAGCTGGATCTTCCGGAGATTGACGAGAACGGCGAGGTCATCGAATGAGGCTGCAGTTCAAAGTTCCCGGGGAGCCGGTCGGCAAGGGCCGGCCCCGGTTCGTCCGGGCAACCGGCAGAACCTACACGCCGGAGAAGACGGAAAGATACGAGAATCTGGTGAAGCTGGCCTTCATCAAAGAGTATCCGGACGTGACTCCGATCGACGGGCCGATCTCGGTGGAGATGGTCGCAAACTTCAGCGTTCCAAAGTCATGGTCAAAGAAAAAGCAGGCTCTCGCAATCGCGGGAGCCCTGCGACCGACTAAGAAGCCGGACA